CTATGGCAAACAATAAACTTTGGCGCATTTGGGCAAAGTCTCTAGGTGAGAAGTCCGGAGCAAACAACAGAGAGGCAGATTATATTGCATTGGTGCGAACTGTTGTGGTAGGATTGAATTTTATAACTTGCCTGTTTATAATTGCAGGTGTGATTCATAATTGGTAAACTGTAGAGGTAGTAACCGATGAGTAAAGATAAAAGAGAAGTACAGGCGTTTTGTGAGGGATTACTTTGGGGCATGGCGTTATTTTTTGGCTATGCATTATTAAAACATTTATTAGGTAATTGAGGAGGACTGACCGTGCTATGTAGAATTACTGATGACCCTAGCTATGACTATAGCGACTACTGCGAGGGCAAAGGCTATTATGCGCCCTATGAGGATGACCATAGGACTGAACCGGAGGAGCTAGAAGATTCCTACCTATACCCGCCTATGAGTCAACAGGAGATAGATAGAGCTGTTGAGGAGGTCAAAAATAGACAGGCTAAAATAGCCTATTTTGAAAAACAACTTAGAAAACAATTTGATAAAGGATATAAAGACCATGATTAACTTTAGAATATTTGACCGCCTGTTTACCATTGAACTGCGTAACGGTGTCGGGATTGATTTAGAGTTTGTTGATTCGCGTCCAGTGTGGTGCTACAATAACATAACCGACACTCAAACAGCGTTACCATTTATGGGTGTCGTAATCTTACTACCGCTACTAGTGATTAGTTTTGGTAATGTTTACAAGGAGATTGACGAATGATGGCAGAGGCTTTTGATGTGCTGTCGGACTTTGACCGCGGGGAGTATGACTGCATACACGGCTACCCCGCGTTAGAGGACGAGAGCGAGGCGTACTATGCGGGCTATGGCCTAGCGTATGCTAAGGGCGAGATAAAAGTTAAAAGGTATGATTTTACTGGAGGATTGTATAATGAGCAGATGTAAAGCTTGCGATGTGATACTGACGGAGCATGAACTAAAAAAGAAGGACAGAATAACCGGTCTATTCTTAGACCTATGCGGTACTTGTATTGACATATCCGATGAAGCTGTACAGGACTTCTGGACAGAGGACAAGAAAGATTGTATAATATTGGAAACAATGTAAATTTAAAGAAACAAAACGGAGGTGTTGCAATTAACTAAAATGTATGATATAATTATACTATAGTATACTAAGGAATAATTTATATTATATACATTATAGTATATACTAAAGTATACTATAGTATACTAAAGGTAGACTTATTTGTTGACTATCTAGGTGGGCAAGGTGGAGTGTCTTTAAGGGTTATATACCCTCACTTAGGGGCTGACAGCGACCAGTCCTCTCCATATGTCGCTCCATTAAGTAATCTTTTTATTAACTAACTAAAGGTAAATTACTATGGCAGTATTAGAAGGTAACGTAGCGTTTGCAAATCTTGACCAACATGAAGAATATCAAGGTCAATCCACTGGTAAGTATTCTTTGGTTCTGTCCTTAGAACCTTCGGATGCCGATATCCTAGCCAATAAGGGTGTCAAGCTCCGAGAGTACGAAGGGACTCCACAGCGTAAATTTAGCACTAAGTATGAAGTGCCTATATACAACGCTGATGGTGAGGAGTTCATGGGTCGCTTGACCAGAGGGTCTAAGGTTCGCGTTCAGTACGCAGAAGGTAAACCACATCCAGTACATGGTACTTCAACTTACCTGTCGAAAGTCAAGGTCTTGGAACTGGCTGAAGCCGCTGAAGGTGGCGGTGACTTTTAATGTCAGGTGACTCTCACTTTGTTAGACATGAGCCATGCCCTGCGTGTGGCTCTAAGGACAACCTAGCTAGGTACTCCGATGGTCATGCCGTCTGCTTTACAGGCGGCTGTAACCACTACGAAAGAGCAACTGGTGAGGTCATAGAGAGTAAACCCATAAAGACTAGGACATTAGAGATGACAGGTGTAATTGCTTCAATCCCCGACAGGCGTATCTCAGAGGCTACTTGTAGGAAGTACGGAGTAACCGTTGAGTACGGCACAGAGGGACAAATTGTTAAGCATCACTACCCTTATTTTGATAAAGACACTGGCGTACAGACAGGGACTAAGTCTAGGATTGTAGATAATAAATCCTTCTACGCCAGTGGTACTTTTGACAATGTAGGCTTGTTTGGTCAGCAAGCATTCAAGGGCGGTGGTAAGTATGTGACCGTAGTTGAGGGAGAAGCCGATGCCCTAGCAGGGTCGGAGATGTTCGATGGTAAATGGCCTGTGGTATCCATTAGGTCGGGAGCATCGGGCGCAGTCAAGGACATCAAGGCAAGTTTGGAATGGCTTGAGACATTTGAGAATGTTGTCATTTGTTTTGATAACGATAAGGCAGGACAGGAGGCCGCCAGAGGAGTCTTGGATTTATTCACACCGAATAAGGCTAAGAATGTAGTACTACCCTCAAAGGATGCAGGGGATATGCTCAAGGATAGGAATGTGCAGGGATTCATCAAGGAATGGTGGAATGCTAAGACCTACAGACCCGATGGGATTGTCAGTGGCTTGGACACTTGGGAGGCTATTGTTGCACAGGAGGATGTTAAGTCCATCCCTTATCCTTGGGCTTGTCTTAATGACTTGACCTACGGGTTTAGGGAGAAGGAGCTAGTCACTATCACCAGTGGTTCTGGGATGGGTAAGTCACAGATTGTCAGAGAGTTGGAACACTACTTACTAGGTGCGACTAATGACAACATCGGCATACTCGCGTTGGAGGAGGACATTCCAAAGACTGCGTTAGGGATTATGAGCATTGAAGCTAACCAGACACTGCACTTGAGCAGGGAGTTCAGCAGGGATGATAAGAAGGTCTTTTGGGACAGGACACTAGGCACTGGTCGTATCTTTATGTTTGACCACTTTGGTTCTACCTGTGAGGACAACCTGTTGTCAAGGGTACGCTACATGGCTAAAGGCTTGGACTGTAAATGGATTATACTAGACCACCTTAGTATCGTGGTGTCCGACCAAGAGACAGGTGACGAAAGGAAAGCCATCGACAGCATAATGACCAAGCTACGACAGTTGGTACAGGAGACAGGCGTTGGTTTATTCTTGGTGTCACACCTACGCAGACCTAGTGGCAAGGCACACGAGGACGGAGGTCAGATTAGCCTTGCGGAGTTACGAGGTTCTGCGTCCATAGCACAGCTATCGGACATGGTGATTGGCTTGGAGCGTGACCAACAGAATGCTGACCCACAGGTACGCAACACGACCACAGTGAGAGTACTCAAGAATCGTTTTGCAGGACTTACTGGCCCTGCCTGTTACCTGTACTACGATAAGGATACGGGGCGTATGATTGAGACTACTTGCCCTGTGGCTGACGATAAGCAGGAGTTCTAATGAAGCAGATTGTCTTTGATATAGAGGCTAACGGTCTTAACCCCGATAAGGTTTGGGTTATTGTTGCTCACGAACTGGACACTCAGGAGACAAAGGTATTCTCTGGGGACACGTTACTTGACTTCAATACATACATCAAAGACTTTCAAGGTGACTGCGAAGTGATAGGTCATAACATAATTGACTATGACATACCAGTACTTGAGCGTGTATTAGGGACTTGTTTCGGCAACAGCAAAGTGACGGACACCTTAGTCCTGTCACGATTAGGTGACCCATCTAGGGAAGGCGGTCATTCATTGGAAGCATGGGGACAGCGACTAGGTTGTCCAAAAGGTGAGCATAGTGATTGGGACAACTTTTCTCAAGATATGGTGGACTACTGTGTCCAAGATGTTCTCGTTAATGTCAAAGTGTACAACGCGCTACGAGGTGTTATTTCTAACTTTGGAAGCGAAAGCATTAGTCTTGAGCATCGAGTACAACGCATTATCTCAAAGCAAATCCGTAACGGATGGCTGTTAGACCAAGAGAATGCTTTTGTACTACTGGCTAAACTTAAGGAGCGTAAGTTTGATTTGGAGGAGGCAGTACACAATACCTTCAAGCCCTTACCTACTTTCATCAAGCAGGTCAAACCTAAGTTCAAGAAGGATACCTCATTGTCCGTTGTAGGTCTGAAGTTCCTTGGAGAGCAGTGGGCTACAGTTGGTGGTGAGTTTAGCCGCATAGATTATCCAGAGTTTAATCTGGGTTCAAGACAGCAGATAGGCAGGTACTTACAATACTTTGGTTGGAAGCCCAAGCAGTTCACTGAGAAGGGGCAAGCCATTGTTGATGAATCTGTTTTATCTAAAGTAACTGGCATACCTGAAGCATCTATGATTGCTGAATACCTATTGGTTCAGAAGCGTATTGCACAGGTACAGAGTTGGCTTGATGCTGTTGATGATGAGGACGGACGGGTGCATGGCTATGTCAATTCCAACGGTGCTGTCACAGGCCGTATGACACACTCTAGTCCCAACATGGCGCAAGTACCCAGTGTTACAGCGGAGTATGGTGCTGACTGTCGTGCTTGTTGGATTGCACCTAAAGGCTATAAGATTGTGGGTATGGATGCATCGGGACTAGAGTTGCGTATGCTTGCCCACTACATGAATGACGAGGACTATACTAATGAAATACTCAATGGAGACATTCATACAGCAAACCAAATTGCTAGCGGTGTTGACACAAGAAGTCAAGCAAAGACTTTTATATATGCGTTCCTCTATGGAGCAGGTGATGCAAAAATCGGAACTATCGTTGGAGGAAATGCTGTTGATGGCAGAAGACTTAAGGAGAAATTCCTTGCAAACACGCCATCTCTTAGAGACTTACGAGAGAGAGTTGGGATGGCGGCTGGAAGAGGTTATGTTTACGGATTGGATGGGCGAAGGGTCGCAGTACGCTCAGAACATTCGGCACTAAACACTCTCTTGCAGTCTGCGGGTGCTATCGTTATGAAGAAGGCATTGTGTCTGCTAGATGAATACGCAACTATTTGGAACATTGACTATAAATTTGTAGGGAATATACACGATGAAATCCAGACAGAGGTCAGAGAAGAGAAGGCAGAGGTTTTCGGTGGACTTGCAGTATCTTGCATCGAAGCGGCAGGAAAGCATTACAACCTTAACTGCCCCCTCACAGGCGAATACAAAATCGGA